ATATACTGCTGAATGCATAGCCAATGTATTTACACGGTCTGCAGCATCTCCAAGTAGTTGTTTTGTATCCAACAAAAGCTTACCATCAATATTTTCAGTTGAACGATCAAGCATGTGTGTTGCAGCTAACGCTCCACCAGAAGCGAACAAACCGTTCATTGTAGCAATCAAGATTTGTTGTTCACGGCGCAACCACCATGCTGCAATACGTGAAAGCAATGATTTCATTGGATCGTCACCAGAAATGACTGCAGCCATTTCATTAACTGCCCAACCACGCCCACGGTAGTAAACCGCAGCAACATCATTTGCAGCTTTGATTTTACCTGTTGTAAGAGCTTTGTCTCCATCTCCAAGTACTTCGTCTTCGCCTGATAGATCAGTCCAGAATGGCATATTTACAAGCAAACCGCCTGATGTAATATTTTTTGATACACGTTCATCAGCTACAGCAATACCTGATTGTACAAAAGCAGATTTTTCCGCTGTGAATTCATCCATGTACTGGTTAAAAATCTCCGGTGTGATAATATCCAGCAACTTAGTAATTTCGTTGTTCATTAATCTTCTCCTTGTTCTTTAAGAAATTCTGTGAGGTTAAAACCCTCTTGCTTCATTGCAGCAGATAGGTTAGAAGAAATTTTTGCTCCTGAACCTCCTGCAGGCTTATAACTTTGACCTGTTCCCAAATCAAAAAGATAAGCCTTTTCTTGTTGAAGAGTTGAAATTTGATCATCTAGTCCTTCAAGTGAGCCGTCTTCACCCAGCTTAATACTTTCCAAATCAAGTAATACTTTGATGTCTTTTGCATCACGAGCTTTAGTTTTACTCAGTGCTTCAGTTAATACTGAATCAAAGCGTGTCTGATTAAGTTTCGCATTAAGATTTTCTGTATCTGCCTTGTACTTATCTTGTAGTTCTGATAGTTGTTTAGACAAATCTTCATTATCTCCGGCGGACTTCTTCAGAGCTTTAATGTCTGAGTCACGATTGGCTAATTGCTCAGTCAAATCAGTTACTTGGGCTGTCTTCGCGTCCAAATCAGCCTGTACTTTAGCTTTTTCAGCATTAATTGATTGACCATACTTCGCCATTACTGACTTGACTTGCTCATCATTGAGACCTAGTGCTTTCAATTCTTCTGTGTTCATAAGTGTCCTCCTAGCAGTTGGTGAGGCGGTCTGCTCCGCCAAGGATTTTATGATTGTGCTTTTTTAGGTCAGCCAGGACCAATAAGGACTATGGGAGTCGAACCCATGTATTACTGATGTGCACAAACAGTACGCTTTTACCTGCTAAGCTAAGTCCCGGAAAGAAAACCCGCTATATTCAACGGGTTTAAATATTCTGTATTTGATATAATTTTGTTACTGGCTCATTTGCCTAGTAAAAATAGAAAGGAGATTAAGAATGAAACTTAATCCTGAATGTATTAGAGATGTTATGCTTGATCTGGAAGAAAATTTAGATGTCCGGGGTGGACTTATGCTTGTTCCTGCCTTAGAAAAAGGTGAGTTAAAACGTATTAAAAAGCATAATTTTGAAGACATCATTTATACTTGTAAAAAGCTTAATGAAGCCAATTTTATAACTTTTAGTACTAATATTTGCGCTGCTCCAAATCCCTATGTATTCTCAAAAGTTGGAACAATAACTTGGTCAGGTCATCAATTTTTAGATGATATTAGAGATGAGAAGGTTTGGAGAGACGTAAAACAAACTGCTTCTAAGGTATCTAGTGTATCTATTCCAATTTTGCAACAAATAAGTGCTGCCGTTATCGCTCGTTTCCTCGGCTTGGCATAATTTGCACTGCATATTCAATACCATTAACCATTGAATAAAGTTGTTTATTTTTGGGGAGTGGTGTTTTTTTTATCAATTCGGAGTAAAATTCTTCTTCAATAAATAATTCAAAACCACTTCCTTCATTAACCAATACCGGTATTTTTTTACCAAATTTTTTATAATAAATAACATTTGTATCAACCATATTCAACCTCTATTTCTCCTCAACCCATTCATCGGGTTCTTTTTCTTTTTGATATCGAAGTTTCACAATTTTAACTTCATATATAGATCTAAAGATAAGAAATGTAGTCCAAGTTATACCAAACACAAATAGAATTACATATCCTAATATCTTACATAGCTTTAACCAATCATCTAATGACATAACGCCCTCCTTTGAGCATAAGAAAAGCACCTATCGCTTGCTGGTGCTTAATTTTTATAGTAGCGTTTCAATTTTTTCGAGAACCACATCCGGAAGATTTCCTTTATGATATTTATCCATGTATGGATTGAATCTTAAAACCTCTTCGGGAGCTATAATTTCTTCAACAACATTTCTATCACCGTCAAAATAGTAATGATAGAATTTATTTTCTTTTTTGATGATGAAGTTAAGTGATTCAAATTCTCCATCATAGGAATAATATAGTATTTTCAAAATATACCTCCATATTATTTGGGAGCAACTAGTACTTCAATTCCCATATTTTTTAGCTGTTCAAATTCTTTAGAAAGTTTATCTAAATAGCTTTTATCTGGTACAATGATTCTCTTCACGTCATTTTTAAAAGTTAAATCTCCATGATATTGAGCTTCAATATAACGATTTGTTTTTTTATTTGAATTTAAAAATTCTGAGATACTGTTAATTTCCCCAATAGCTTTCTCTTTGATACCATTGTAAGTTGGCTTTGTACCTACTGGTGTAGCAGATGTTATCAAACCTCTTTTGTTAACTAAGCTATCGTTAATGGTATAAGTCGTGCGTTTTCGAACACTATCATCTAACTCAATGGTAATGTCCCCATAACCTAAAACTGAATGACTTGCTTTCTTTTCAAATAAATCATCAGAATCTGAAAGATAGCCATATTTGGGCATTTCGCTTCTCTTAATATTTTCTGGCAAATTAAATAAAGTTTTTTCAATCCTTATTCGCCCTTTAGCGAAGTCGTCCCCAAATTCATGACAACTTTTAAGATTTCCGCTTTCTACTGCTCTTCTAAATCCAATATCTGAAATTCTTATTCTCATAGAAGCTTCATTGGTCAGCTTCGCAAAGGAATCACTTTGAGCATCATATTTTTTAGCATTAACTCGCCCAGCTTTTAACCTTGATTCTTCACGTTTTTCATTTAGGAATTCATCAGTCAAACCTTTCAAAGAAGCTGGTTTAACTTTGTCTACCTTTTCAGATTTTAATGAATCAGTAATTACACTATCTTTTGTCTTATCATCTTTGCCAAATACATCTTCCTTCCACTTACTGTAGGACATATCATCAATAGATTTGCCTTTCCCAGTTTCTTCATTTCTGGACCATCTCTTGATGTCATTTTCTTCAAACCATTTATCCCAGGGAACAGTAGTACAACGACAATAGGGGTGGATAGGTGGGTAATTTGTCCCGGTTTCTTGTTTTGAAACCTCCATCACTTGCCCATCTAGCTTGCCACATACTCCGCAAGTGTGTGATTCAAGAGTTGCTAAGTATTCATACTTTTCAAGCCCCGTTTCTTTGTAAGAATCCAGTGTAGCTTGTTCCACAATGTGTGCTGCTTCAGTCGTTACGAGTCTATGTACCTGATTTTCCGAAAAATCTTTTAATTTCATACGGGCCATTTGAGTGAGTCTATCTGGACCATAGCCTAAAGAAATTCCTCTGAACAGTGTTTCAGATAGAGTCTTTGGTAAGGTGCGTGTCGCATTCCCCCAAAGCCTAGTACTGAAATTTGAGCCCTTCCACCCAGAATGAATGACTGCATTTAACTTCTTATCATCTACATGGGCAAAGTTAGAACTGAACTTACCTTTTACAGCTTGAGAATTATATATATTACGATAATAGGTATCATTATATGAGCCTTTGAGGAGCCCTTCTAGGCTCTTTACATCCCCAGCAGTCTGTTTACCCATTAAACCAGTTACTTGCAACTGTAGGGCTTGCAGTCTGCTCACGCGGCTTCTATAATACTCAAGGTCCATCTCATGATTAAAACCACCTTGTTTGGCCATTAGTTCCCATTCAGCTAAAGAATATTTAAAATCCTTTAATTCCGAACCTTTAAGAAGTTTTTTCGCATCGATTGGATCAATTGTTCCATCTTTTTTTGCGTATCTCTTACACCAGGAATCAATCTCCTGTTCAATAAGCTTTTGAGTCTCTTTCAGTCTTTTAGCGTATTCTTTTTCATAAGCTTCAGCCTTACTCAGTTGGAGTTGTTTCGTCTTCAGATACCTTTTTTGCCAATAGGTCAGCTTTTTCTTCATACGGATCTTGCTCCTCTTGCAGCTCCAACTCTTCTTTCCAATCTTCAACAAGCGGGTTATTTTTAGCGATATTCTGCTTACTTGTCACATCTCCAAGCTTAGCTACCATATCTGCTTTTTCTTGCTCATTCTGAATGCTTGAGCGCTCCCATGTTTGAATGATATCTAAGTCATCCTTGTCTTTGCCTTTGGATTGTAAAATAAAGTGAATCAAGCGATTAAAACCAACTCTATACTCAGACTCCAAGGCACTTGCTTTTAATTCAAGTAATCCATAAAGCATTTTAAGAGCAACGCCACTATTATTTCCAAGCTTTTCAAGTTTAGTAGGGTTAACTCCTTGCCCTTGAACAAAGATTGAATCAAGTGTTTTATCCAATAAAATATTTCGTGCTTCAACTGGAATATCAATAGTCAGTGTATCAACACCAGACTTATCACCATCACCATAACTATCACGCTTAATTGCCTTGTATTTATTCAATTCTTCCATGAACTGATTGAGGTCTGTACCACCATAGTTAGTGAGCACAAGGATTACTTCTTGCACGTCCTCAACATCATTTACAAATCCGTTATAAACTTTATCGTAAACATCAATAAGACCTTTATACTTATCAAGAT